CAAACGGCTGAGTCGGGTCCGTAGGCGGCGCCACGTACGGCGGCGGGCCGCCGGCCGCCCACGCGACCTCTCGAACCTCGATGTTGAGGCTGCAGACCGACACGCTGTACGCCCGCGAGTCGGGGAAGTCCATCTCGTCGTAGGCCTCGCCGCGCCAGTCGACCGCGACGGCGCGAAGCCCCTCAAGCGGCCGCTGCTGCAGGCACAGGTGGATCGCGCGGGCATACAGCTGCGCGTGCTGACGCGACGACCGGTTATAGGCCGCGCCGAACACCGTGCCGACGTCGACACCCCAGATCGCGGTCAGCACCCCGGGCGGGCCCTCCTTGAGCGGCCGGGGGACGATCCCGCCGGCCATGATCACGATGCACGGCAGCTGGTCCTCTGAGAACTTGTCCAGGTTGCGGCCGGTGATCGCCCAGCCGCGCGGCGCCGGGGTCAGGCCGGCCTGCATGCCGTGCTTGCGTTCGGCCTCGGCGATGTAGGACGGCAGCCAGTCGCGCAGGGTCGCGATCACCGCAGCCTCGACGTCTGCGCCGGTGACCATCGGCCCGACCTCCGCGACGGTCGCGGGCTGACCGGCGTCGAGCGTGACGGGCTCATACGCGCTCATTCGGCGTCCTGATCTATCGCCTGCTGAAACAGCCGCAGCAGGTCACGCGCCAGCGACGGCGACACCCCGAGAAACGGCCGGGCGGGCATCCTCGCGGTCCCGTACTGGTGGTAGGCGCCGTACGGGACGTCGGTGCCGACCACGAGCTGCGTGCCACGGACCTGTAAGGGGCTGCCGCGGCCCGCGAGCGACTCGCGCAGCCGGCCGGTCGCGACCAGCATCCGCGAGTCGGTCTTGCGCTCCGGCTCGGCGGCACGCGCCCAGTGCTCGCCGAGCGACGCGCCCTCGGACTGCCACACCTCCGCTTCGGAGCGGGCGATCAGCGCTTGGGCCAGCCGGAGGATCGGCTCGGGGTTCTCCATCCGCCCCGCCAGCGAGTTCAGCCGACCGGCGAGCGCGGCCGCGTTGGTTTCGATGAACGCCTGGGACTGGTCGGGCATCGGTCAGTCGTCACAGGGGTCGTCGTAGTTGACGACCGCGCCGGCGAGCTCGGGGAATCCCGGCGGGGAGCCGAGCCCCCAGCGGGTGCAGGACCACGGGTTGGGCGGGCGGACGAGCCCGAGGTTGCCGATTCCCGACGCCCCCAGCCCGTCGCCCTCCTGCGCGGTGCGGTCCTGCAGCGCAGCGATCGCTCGCAGGTACTCCTCCCAGTACTTGTCATACGCCGAGCGTCCGCTGGCGACCTGCTCTGGGAAATACGACTTCTCGATCATGCACGCGGTCATCAGCTGCGTGCAGAACGAAAAACTGCCGTACAGCTCGATCGGCACGTCGCCCGGCAGCTCGTCCGACACGGCCTGGGCGGCGTTGCCGATCAAAAGCGACACCTCGGTCTCGGTCGGCCGGGTGTCAGCCGTCCAGTGCCCGAGCTCGTTACCGTTATTGTCCTTGGTGCGGGCGCGCAGCAGCGCCGCCACCGAGTCGACGGTGGGCCATGCTTCTGGCGGGGGCACTGCTGCGCGCGGGCTTGGCATCGCGTCCTAGTCCTTGGGCTTGGTGCCGACGAACCCGACCTCGTGCGGGTCTTCGCCCTCGTCGCCGAACGTGGCGGTGACCGTGTCGGGCTCCTTCTCGCCGGGCAGCGCGAACGAGAGCCCACCGGCCGGCTTGTCGCCGGACGGGGCGCTGGAGCTCGAGCTGCTCGACGTGGTGGTGGTGTCGGCCGTCTTGGCTGTCGGCATTGCGTCCTCCTTGGGTGGATCAGGCGGTGTTGAGCACCGCGAACGGGTAGCGGTCGGCGGGAGCGGTCGCGCCCTTGGGGATCGCGACCCCGAATGCGACCCGGAACGTCGCGCGGATCGCCCGCAGGTCCTGCTGCATCAGGTTGAACTGGATCGCGCCGGCGCCGTCCTGAACGACACCCTCGGTGAACATCTCAAACCGGATGTCCTGCCGAACGCCGACAACCGCCTTTGACCAGTCGCCCGCGACCGCGATCGTCGTCGCCGGGTTGCCCCAGTTGCGATAGTCGACCGGCACGCCCCACCAGCTGTTCTGGCTCATCCCCGCGCTGATGTCGCTCATCAGCGACTCGCGCGCAGCGCTGGCCAGCTGCGGCTTGGCGACGACCTCGGTCGCGAAGAACTCATCGGCTTCCAGCGCCCCGAGCAGGTCCGATGCGCTTTTAGCCGGGTTCGTGTCGTCGTAGGTGACCGTGTTGCCGGCCGTGGTCGCCGCCGCGATGATGTTCGCGTCGGTGAACGACGCCGGCGCGTTGGTGCCGTTGAGCACCGTCTGGTCCAGCGTCGTGCCGAGCGCCTCGGCCAGCAGCGGCCTCGCGACCGCCCACAGGTCGACCGACGCGTCCTCTTCGACGCTGATCGGGATCACGACGATCACCGCGAGCTCCTCGGCAGTCAGCGTCTTTCCCGCCAGCGCGTACTCGCTGGTCTGTTTGAGCCCGGTGTCGGCCGGGTTGACCCAGTAGGCGACGGGGAACGCCGACAGCACCGGCACGCTTGACTGCTGGGTGCCCATCGGCACCCGCCGGCCCTTGGTCAGCACGATCGACGACTTGGGAGCGTCAGCGATGATCTGCGTCGACGCCTCGACCGGGATCACACCGGCGACGTCGGCGCGCCCGACGATGTTGTTATACGGAATGGCTACTGCCCTCTTTCGGTTCGGTGAGCTGGTGCTGCCTCACCGCGCCTGGCGGTCTGTCGGCCTTCGCGGTCAAGGGCGTCTAGCCCGCGATCACCGCGGTCCTGCGCGATCCTCGGTCTCAGCCCGCCTGGGGCACGATCGGACTCTGGATCGCCGAGAAGTGGAAAACGTTCTTGCACTGGTTACCGGCGGAAACCGGTGCGGATGTACTCGTTCATGTCAAGCGGCTCTGACACCGGCGTCCCGCGCGCGATCGGATCCGCCGACCGCCGCGGACGGCCAGACGTCTCGACGGCGGCGTCAGCGACCGACTTGGCGTAGGCGACGATCCGGTCGGCGGCCTGCTCGAGTGCCGTCCGGTCGGCGCCTGACATGTGCTCGAGCAGCTCGACGGGAAGCTTCTTGTCGGCAGCGACTTCGTGGCGCGCCTGCTGTTGCTCCATCGTCGCCAGGCGTTTCTCCAGCCGGTCGGCGCGGGCCTTCTCCTTCTCGGCGTCGGACTTGCCGGCATCCTCGGTGGCCTGCATGCGCTGCTGGATGCGCTTGTTCTCGTCCTCGAGCTCGCGGGCGCGCATCCTGGCCTCGGCGGCCTGCCGGCGCGCGTGCTCAAGCGCCTCCCGCGAAACCGGCTCTGACGGTTCAGCCGCCGGCTGGGGCTGATTCTGTGATTCCGGCTGGTCCGGCTGGCTGGGTTGGCTGGGTTGGTCCGGCACCTGGTGGCTCCTCCTGTCGCATCTGCTTCATCCGTTCGATCTGCGTCGGCGTGACGCACTACTCCAGTCTTGGGCCCAAACTGCCGATACGGTACGTAGCTGTGGCCCCGCGCGGTTGGCGCCGCCGGGGCCGTGACCCACGGAGATAGGAGCCTCCATGAGTACCGACAAGCATACGATCGTCGTCCTGGCCCACGAGCCGGGACACGGCTGGATTACCTTCGCCGTCGTTCACGATCTCGATACCGCACAGCGTGCGGAAATTGATGCCCTGACGCTTGGTTTTGACGAGGTTCGGGTCGCATGACCGCCTTGAAGACCTGCAAGGTCCCGGAATGCGACAGGCCTGCAAGGGCATGCGACTTCTGCAACATGCATTACCAACGCTGGCTTAGAGCCGGCGATCCCGGCGAGGCGGGACCACGCCGCGTGGAATGTCCTCCCACTTGCATCTCCGAGGGCTGCGAGCGCCGCCCACACGCGCGCGGCTGGTGCGGATTGCACTATGCACGCTGGAAGCGCAATGGACGTCCGGGCGCCACCGGTCCGCGTCCCTATTCGTCGTTGCCGAAGATATGCACTGTCAACGAATGCGACCGCGAAGCCGTCGCACGCGGCTGGTGCAGTCTGCACTACCAACGTCACAGACTGCACGGCGATGTGCATCACAAGATTCGCAACGGGCCTGGTGAGGGACGAGCAACTTTCATCAGTGCCCAGGGCTACCGAATAGTCCGAGCACTGGGCCATCCGAACGCCAATAACACTGGCCGGATCATGGAGCATCGTCTCATCATGTCCCGACATCTCGGACGACCTCTGCGCCACGAGGAATCCGTGCACCACCGTAACGGCATCAAGACCGACAATCGGATTGAGAACCTGGAACTGTGGACGAACATTCACCCGACTGGGCAGCGCGTCGAGGAGCTCTACGAGTGGGCGCGGCAAATCGTTGATACCTACGCCTCCGACGTAGAGCGATTCCACCATTAGGACTGGCTCGCATTGGACGATGGCTTGTCCTGATCGCCCGACGCGCCGACCAGCGTTGCCTCCTCCTGTGACATAACGCGCATCCTGGCTATCTGCTGAGGGCTATAGCCGGCGTCCTCCTCGATCTGCTCGAGCGGGATCCCGACCGCCTGCTTTTTGACCATCGCGTCCGCAGTCACTGCGTCCGACCGGGTCTCGGGGTTGGCCCAGATCGTCTCGGCGTCATACGCGGTCGCGCGCGGACGGTCGCCGAGCCACGCGAACGCCAGGCGCATCGTGATCTCGTGCGACTCCGACGCGACCCGCATCCGCCGCTCGGTCTTGCGGACAATCCCCGTCTCCGCCGCCTTCAAAGACTCGCCGGACGGGAACGTGCCCGACTGGCCCAGCAGGTAGTACGGCGGGATCCGCGCGATCGCGCAGATCTGCTGGTTTCGCATCTCGATCGCGCGTATCAGCCCCGTCGGGTCCGCCGCTGAGAACTCCGCGACCTTCGCGTTCTCGTTGGTCAGCGTGATGATCCGGTTCGCCGCCGACTCGGTCGTCATCAGCGGCCGGCCCTGATCGTCGGTCGGCGCGTCGACGCCGATGAAAACCTTCTGCTTGAACGCGCTGAACTCGGCGTCGATCATCAAGTCGGCGACCAGCTTGTTGATCGTGTCCTGCATCGGCATCACCGGATCCAAATCCGACGGGGCGGGCTCCGTCGCGATGTCGGTGACGCCGGCGCCGACGTTGCGAAACGGGACCACCGGCACCACGCCCAGCGGGTTGGTCTCATCGCCGTCGGCGTCGTATTTGGCATATGCGGCCGTCCCCGGCTCCACGGGCCGCTGCGAGACGAAGTGGTAGGTCGCGTTGGGCAGGAACACGTCGGCGTACAGGTGCCCGTCGAACCCGCGGGTGCGTTTGAGCGCGGCGATCCGCTGCTGCGGGCTGCCGTACACGGTCACCTCGAGCGGGTTCTCGACCGTGATCTGCGGCTGACCGCCGTCGGTCTCGGGCGGCGCCACGATCGTCGCGGCCTCCCCGCAGCACAGCATCAGCGTGTGCAGATCATCGGAGTACACATCCAGCGCGTTGGCCTGCCAGATGTCCCACGCCCGCTGGTCGGCGTCAGCAAAGTCAGAGCCCGAGCCGAACCGGAATCCCTCGACCGCCATCCGCTCGACGACCGCGTCGATCACCACGCTGCACCAGTTATCCGACACGCACCGCAGCCACCGGCCGAACGCCTGCCGGTACTTGTCCGTGATGAACAGCAGCTCGTGCCGGCCGCGGTAATAGTCGATCCTCCGGCGATACCGGTGCGCGCGCACCGACAGCCGCTCGGACAGCACCGCGAGCCACCAGGCGGGATCCTCGGGGTCGTACGGCGGGCGTTCCGGCGCGGCGTACAGTAGCGTGTCCGGACCCTCAAGATCGTCGGGGATGTTCGGCAGGTCGCTCACGAGAAGATCAGCCTCCCGGGCTCTCTGACCGGCTGGGCGGCGAGCACCGTGCGGGCCTCCCAGGCCAGCAGCGCAGCGAGCGCCGCCGCGATCGGCGTGTCGCGCTGCGCGTCGGCCACCAGATAGGAGTGCTCGCGAACCATCGCCAGCCGCGCGCCGACGATCGCGCTGGCCAGCTGCCGATTGCCATCGTGACGGATCAGCCCGGCACGAGCATCGGCGCGGAACCGGTCGGTGATCTGACCGGTCCGCGGGCCCGGGCGCTCGACCGCAACATCGATCACCCGCTTTCGGCCGAGCTCGCGTCGCCACCCGTCGACGATCGTCTTCCACTCCGCCGACGCCGACGCAAAACACCCGGCGACGTCGTAGACAGCGGTGGCGAAGTTCAGCGCCGCCTGTGCCGCATCCCGGGCCGGCGCCTGCTCCTCAGGATCCGCAGCGGCGACCGTGAACAACGCACCATCAGAACGCCGGCAGGCGATCAGCGCCCACGCGTCGCCACCACGGAAGCCCAGCATGATCTCGTCGCCGGTCTCCAACCGGACCGGCTGCTCCAGCGCCCGCCACTCCTCAAGCGTCAGATAGCCACCCGCCGAACTCGTCCACACGCACCCATGCAATTGCAAGAACCGGCCGGCCGTCAGCTTCGGCGAGCTGCTCAACGCCACCAGCCGGTCAGTCGAGATCCAAGACGCCGGGTTCGCCGCGCGGATCGCGTCGATGTCGTGCGGATCCTGGGTGGCCGCGTCGTAGTTGAACACGATCGTCCGAGACCGGTGATCGCGGCTGACGGTCATCGCCCGGTGCACCCGCTCGAGCTCACCGTCGGCCTCGGTCCGGTCGATCAGCTGCCCCAGAATCCCGTTGACACGCTCCTGGGGCTCGCCGGCATGGCTGATCACGAACACGCGCGCCGCGTCACGCGTCAGCTCCCCAGCGGTGGAGATGTCCGCCCACGTCCGCCGGCGCCGCGGCGTGTTCCACTCCGCGAGCTCGTCGACGACCACCAGCGACGGGTTGTAGCCCGCCGCCGCACCCGAGTCGCCCGACAGCCGATACAGCGCGCCGAAGTCACCGACCTGCGCGACTTGCCCCTCGTGTTCGCGGATCACCAGCCGCGCACCCAGGAACGGTGCGGACTTCACGAACCGCACCGCGCTGTCGAACAGCCGGCCGGCCTGCTTGTCGGTCGCCGCCGCCAGGAGGATCTCAGGTGCCCCGTCGTTCTCCAGCAGCGAGTACAGCGCGTAGGCGGCGAGCATCGACGTCTTGCCGTTCTTCTTGGGCAGCACCACCACGACCGTCTGCCAGTACGCCTCGTCCTCGGCCAGTTCGGCAAGCGCCTCGTCCATGATCGACTGCTGCCAGTCCTCGAGCACGAGCGGCTGACCGGCGAACCGGTCGATCGACTGGACGCAGTGCTCGCGAGCCCACCACGCGAAGTGGTCGCCGCGCGTCGCCTCCGCGTACTCCTCCCACCGCGGCGATGTCGCCAATGCGCTCACTCAACCGCCTTCAACCGCCGACGCGGCGGAGCCGACGGAGCACGATCAGGCGCCGACGCCGCCCCCGCCGGCCGCCCAGCGCCGACACGACGCGCCAGCTTGCGACGCGCCTGCGGATCCAACGCCAACGATTCGCCGAGCTCGTGCGCCCACCGCTCCAGCCGCTCGATCGACACCACCAGCGGATGCACCGTCAGCTGGCCAGCCGACCCCTCCGTTACTCCGGGCGACCCCGCGGCACGCCACTCCGCCCGCAGACGCGCGACATCGCCCAGCGTCCGCGCCAACGCCGCAAGCGGCTCAAGCGAGAGTCCGGGATCCTCGCCGAGCTCGCGCAGCACCGCCACGGCACGGCGCCAGGCGGCCCTCCCGGCCGGATCCAGCCCCTGCGGCGGCCGCAACTGGCTCATCGAAAACCGGCAGGTCGAATTTCCGGTCCGGATGCCGCGTGAG